GTCAGCGTAGGGCCGTAAATGATTCCTCTTGCATCGTCGATCATGTAGTCGGTCAGCGAATCCGTTGGAGCCTGAAGGTAGATCGTCTTCTGCTTGAGATCCGCGCCTGCGATCTTGCGAAGGTACTTGGTCGGCAAATTCAAGACCGCGCTTGCCGAGAATCCAGTTACGCCAGAGATCGCCGCCGCAAGGAGATTCGTCGACGGATACGTTGCGAACACGGTTTCGATCGATGTCTCGACTCCAGACGAATTGATTCGATGAAGATGGACGTGATCGCTATCGACTCCGATCGCCACGGAGATATCGCTCGCGACTGTCGATTGAACGGAGATAGCATTGTCGTAGCCTACTCCGACAAATCGAACGTGCTCGACTGGATTGTGCTTCAGCGCAATTCGATCCGCGCCGTATGTGTCGTGCCACTCGTAGTATCGCTGCGAGACGAAGTTCCGAGCGCAGTATCGCTGAATGAAGTCACTCGCTCGGTCGATCAGGCTCTCCATCAGCGCATCGTCGGTCGTCGTCGTCACGCCGAGATATTGCTTCAGACTGACCAGAGTCGTGAGTGAGTTCGTCGCTACGGCCATCGGCTCTCCTTGACTTCTTCTTCGGCGTTTGATTCAGTCGAGTCGAATCCACAAAGAGCGGAGCAGGCTCGATCGCGTGTTTTGCGTATCCCTTCGAGACAAGCGTCTTCGCTGCTTCGTGCGAGACGTTCACAATAGTTCCCGCTCGAAGATCTCGTCGTCCTACGCCGTCGACGTGTATCGCGCAGTTTCGGAGAACGATTAGAAGGTCATGCATTCGGTCGGTCTCCCGTCTTCATGGTATTTCGAGAGATATTGCGTGATCGCTCGGCAGTCCTCGGCAGGCCACGTCACGACGTTCTGAAGATGTCCGATTCGAACTCGCGGACAGAGGCAAATTTTCTTGCCTGCTTCGCGGAGACGATTCCAGAAGAAGATGTCGTCATCGACGCGGCCTTCTCCCCAGTTGCCGTTCTTGTTCGGAACGCCGAGGAAGAACGGCCTCGGGAGATCGCGGATCGCATCGAGGCGAATCAGCGTCAGGCCGAAGTGACCCGTGTTCATTTCGAGCGCGTCCGTATAGAGACGATCTTCTGTCATCTCCTTGAGAAGAGTTCCGTCGTCGTTCTTGATCGAGAATAGAGGAAGATCCTTGTCTCGTCCGATCTGAAGCGGACAAAGCGCGGCAACGTCAGGCCGCGTCTCCATCACTTGCCAGAGACGAATGATGTCTTCCGCGTCAAAGATAGAATCGTAGTCGACCGTGAGAACGTACTTGATGCCTTCCATCGTGAGGCAAGTTTCGAGAAGACGTTCAAGGCATTGGCCCCAGAAGACTCCGGTCGATCGCGTGACGTTGAAGCCAAGCGAGGCCGCCGCATGATGCAGAACGCCTTGCGTGTCCGTCCAGCAAACGCGAGGAAGCGACATGATGCAATGAATGTCTTTCATCGGGAAAGACGGCGCAGGCCGAGAGTACTTGCGAGCGACGACGGAAATCTTCGTCTTCGTCTCGTTCCAAGACCAACAATTCTTGCCGCGTGAGATCTCGAAGCCTGCGAGATTCAGAACGCGCGAGAGTTTCTCGCGATTCCAAATCGACTTCGCGCCATCGCCGATCAACATCTTTTCCGTCTCTGGCTCGCCTTCGTTGTAGGCTTTCAAGACTCCGTCGAGATCAGGCACTTCGAGCCGGAGTTCTGCTTCGTCTTTGAGTTGCGATGCGATTGAGCGAAGCCAAGGAATCGCGTCCTCTGTGCGAATTTGCGTCAAGCCCGAGCCGATGTCGGCTCCGTCCTTCAGTTCTTCCATGGTGTCTCCTTGCCGTGAGGCTTCGGAATGATAGAGGGGAGACGGACGTGCCGCCTCCCCACCGGAAAAAGAAAGAGGCTTGTCGATCATCCGAGCGCGTAGGTCGTGACTCCCGTTTCGTCGGCAGTCGTTACGGAGTCGATCGGCTCAAGAAGTTGAGCCACGATGATCGAGTTGCCTTCGGCGATTTGCTCGATTGTGGCTTTGAGAAATCGCTTCTTTCCGAGCATCGACACATCCCAAACTATCTTCGGTTGTGTCGTCGATGTCGCCTTGCTCGGAAGAACATAGTCGACTCCGGCGACCATCTTCGGAATCGCCTCCCAAGTGACGCCTTTGTCCGACTGCTCGATCTTCGTTCCGCTTACGAGCCTTCCCGATGAATCCGAGCAAAAGATGATTCGCGCGTATCGGTATCCTTGAGTGTCGACGGATGCCGTGAAACTCTGACCGAACGACTGATCGAGAACGATCATCTTGAAGTCTTGAGATTCCTTCATGCTTCCCCCCGAAGAAGAGAGGCGAGGTTTCCCTCGCCTCTCTTTTCATTCAGGCATTTACCGATCAGCCGTTGACGACTGCGCCTGCGCCGATTTCCGCAGCGGTCACGCGACCATCTGCAGGATTCGTGAGAGTGCAAACGAGTGCGCCCGTCGTCATCGCGCCGCCTGCCGATGCCTGAACCTTCAGGTATCGCTTGCGGCCTCGGAGGTCGACGTTGTAGACGACCTTCGCGACGTTGGTCGCAACTGCCGCGCTCGATGGAGTCCAGTCCGTTCCAGGAACGAAGCCAGAAATCGCAGCGTGGCCGGAGCCTGCCGTGTCGCTGTGTTGAATGTACTGATTCGTGAGAACGGTCGAAAGGCCGTGAGTAGTCGGAGAGGTTCCGTCGACGAAGGCAATCGATGCGTATGAGAATCCGAGCGTGTCGAATTCTGCGGTCAAGAGGCCTGCGGCAGTCGCCGCGCCTGCGACGGTAATGATCTTGTAATTCGATTTCATGTGTGCTTTCTCCTATGGATCAGAAGGTGAACTTGATGATGCCACCAGTTGCGGACGACGATCCGACGTTCGCGCACACGATGTCTACGCGCTCGGTTCCACGAACGACGCGCTCGTCTTGCTCGAAGGCGTTGAGAGCCGAATCGCTGAACGCGATCGAGGTCGCGCGGCGATCGCCGAGATAGCAGGCTTGCGAGAGGTCGCCGATGTAGGCAACGACCGAATCGCCAGTCGTTGGCGTGTACGGAATGACTTGGGTGAATTCGACTGGAGTTCCGAAGAACTTTGGAGTCGCGATGCCATTCACGATTTCGCTCGCGGTCGTGCCACCTGCGGCAAACGCGAGACGCTCGAAGACCGCGTGATAGGTCGACTTGTTGCAGAAGATCTTCACGTTGTTTCGTTGGAACGCCCAAGCAGGAAGCAATGCAAACGCCGTCGAAACTTGAGCCGACGTGATGTTTGAATAGTTCGTCGCCGCGCCGGAGTCGCTGACTTGATAGGTCGCGTTCGAGAGCGCAGTTGCGAGGCCGACCACGCCGCCGTATGTCGACGTGCCGTCGCCGTTGAAGCCTGCGTCGTCTTCCTTGAACGCGAACTGGTACGCGATTTCGTTCGCGACATCGCTCGCGAGGTCGATGATCGAGTCTTCGAGGAGTTCGTTCGAGACAGTCGTGAGCGCGGTCAACTTCTTCGCGACGAGTTGCACGTTGTCGAAGCCCATCGTCGACTCGGTCGCGGCCATTGCTTCGCCGACCCAGTACGCCGTGAGGCCCGTATTCTTGCGAGGAATGCGGAGCGTGTCCGAGGTCATTCGGTAGATCTTCGCATTGCGACGGAAGACACCGTACTGCTCGCGAAGCGTGACGAGTTCAGCGGCCATCTCGTCAGGGACGAGGAAGCCACCTTGCGAGTTCACGCCTTCGGTATGAGCCTTGATCGCGATACCGAAGTTCTTGCAATTCTCGACCGACTTCTTGTGGCCGAGAGTTGCGAGACACCACGTGCCGAACTTCCAAGCCATCTCCTTCGAGGAGAACGCCTTGCGGCCTGCGCTGTACACGCGAGCGCGTTCCCAAGGCTTGTCGTCGATGTTTGCGACAGCCGAGAGGCCGCGCGGCATCGCGTCGAGACGCGAAGCGACTTCGCGACGGATCGACTTCGAGATCTGCTCCTTGTCCTCTTCGCTCATCATGTCGGTCGATGGAGCAGCGGCAGCGATCGTCACGTCGAGCGTGTCTGGATCGACGGCCATGCCTTCGGCATCCGTGACCATGTAGCCTTCGAGGATGAGTTTCTTCTGAATTGCCACGCCGTCAGCACCCTTGATGCGAGCGGCCTTCTCAAGCGCGTTCTTGAACTGATCGAGATTCATCGTCTTCATGTCTGTACCTTTCGAATTCAAAGAGACAACTCTTCTCTTCCGAGCGAGGCCGCGTTTCAAGCGAAGTGCCGTGAGCGTTGCCGAACGTCAGAGCCAGAGTCGACCGCGAGCGCGAGCAATTTCGCGCTCTACGGTTTCAGAGAGCATGATCGACCGCGCCGCCTTTGTAGATGAGTGCGCGGGAATCGAAATAGAAACGACCGTCCGCTTCGGAGGCTCAATGCCAAACCATTTACGCGCGGAAGCAGGCGAGCAGATTCCCTTCTTGACTGCCGTGATGAGTGCTTCTGGATTCGCTTGCAATGGCGCGAGCGAGACTTCGAGCAACTTCCACCGCGAGTAGATCGTCTTCACATCCTCGCCGTATTTCTTCTTGTCGATGTCAGTCGCGCGGCGCACTCCTCCGGCCTCCGGCACGTATCCGACCGAGACTGCGCGAACGATGCCTTGACCGACGAGAGCAGCGGCGACCTCGGGGAAGAAGTCTCCGGAGTATCCGTCAGGCCGCTTCGCGAAGACGAAGTCGCCGACGATGTCGCGCTCTCGACGCTTGAGGCCGACCGTCGTTCCGACTGGCTCGGCGTAGTCATGGTTCCAGAAGAGCGTCGGATTCTGCTCGAACTCTTTCGAGTTCATTCCGGCAGGGATCAAGACTTCGCCATCGCGATCAAGCGTCTCTGCCGTGATGATCGCGGTAAATCCCTTCGCCGTCGAAGTGAGTTCCGCGCCGAGTGCCTTCCGCTTGAGATCGTTCATCGCATGATCCTTTCGACTTGCGCGTCAATCGCTGCGATTTCTTCTGCATTCTCCGCAATGATCTGACGCAGATTCTCTGCTTCCGCTTCGGCGAGTTCGCGCTCTGCTTGTTGCATTTCTGCTTCGAACTCGTCATCGAGCCGAGGCTGAAGAGCGCATCGGCAGTTGGGATGCAGAGGAGGCCCGTCGATCGCCTCATAATCGGCGACCATGACTCCGCCGTCCTTGCCGATGATCTCGGAGCCTTCACCGTAGAACGACTCTTCAAGGCCGACAGCATTCTTTGAGAACGCATCGCTCGCGGCCTCACAGAACTCGCAAGGATCAGGCGCGAGGAGCCAAGTCTTTCCGGTCACGACACCAGATGCCTTCCATGCTTCGACCTCGGCGCGTCGGCTCGCGCGTTGCGCTTCGGTGCGAGCGATCGTCAGAGCGCGGCGAGTCGTCGCGCGTTCAGCGTCTCCGTCCTTCACGGCCCACGTCTTGACGCGCTCCGCGATCTCTGGAATCGTCTCGCCGTTCGCGACTCCGTCTCCGATGACCTTCGAGAATTTGACTGCCGTCCATCGATTCGTCGAGTCTGCCGCGCGATTCGCGAGACGGATCGATTCGGTTCGAGCGTATGCCTTCAGATCCTCGCCGTGCTTGTCGAAGTTCACCGGAAGAGCCTTCATCTTCTCAAGCGTCGTCTTTCCGAGGATGATCCCTGCGGCGAGCGAGTCTTCAAGATACGGTCGAAGCGCGTCGACGATGTCCTTGCGCCACTTCTTCGATTCGAGAAGAGACTGAACTTCTGCGGCGAGTTCCTGCGTCGGCGCGTCCTGCTTCGCAATGCGTTCGAGGACAGCCTTGACTTGTCGATCGAAGATGCGACCGACGCTCTTACCGAGTTCATCCTCGCGCTTCGTGATCTTGTCGAACTCCTTGAGCGCGTCCTTGCCGAGATCCTTCGTGAGAACGTGCGGCGGTTCGATCTCGTCGGCCTCGATCATCTTCGTCCAGAGATCAGAGAGCGACTTCTTCGCATCGCACGATCCGCATCCGCAGGCGCATTTTTTCTTCCGCTCTGCGTTGCGCTCGCGCTCTCGATCGAACTCCTCGATCTTTCGCTTGGCCCACGCGAAGCCGTCGTCGCCGCCCCAGCCGTACCACGCCTGCCATCCGCGACCCTGCTCATCCCAAGTGGAGCCTTGCTTGTCGACTTCGTGACGCTCGAAGTACGAAGCCATGCGGCGGATCGTGTCTTCTGAGAGTCGCACTCGATTCATCAAGTCGCGAGCGCGAGCGATTCCGACTGCCGTCATTCCGCGCTCGCTCTCTGGCTTGCGAGCGCGAACTTCGAGAGCGCGGCGAGCATTGTCGGCCACCGACTGCGGAGGCCGAGTGTCAATGTCGCCGATCGCCTTCGTCTCGATCTCGTCGAGAGTCTTCCCTTCGGCGCACATCGAGTACGCGATCGCGACTGCCTGATCCTGCGGATAGCCTTCCGCGATCAGTTTCGGAATCTTCTCCGAGACGCAATCAGACAAAGCGTCTTTCTGCTCTGGCTGTGTCGGAAGCATCGGAGGCTCCTCGATCTCGTTTGAGGCATCCAGAGGCCCGGTGAGGCCGTCCGGCGCACTCGAAGCCATTCCGAGAGGCGCAGCAGGCGCAGGGCCTCCGAGAGGCTGTCCGTTGACGAGAAGCGCATCGGCCATCGGATCTTCGACTGGCTCAAGTCCCTCGCGCATTCGCGCCTCGTTCGCCGTCATAATTCCGCCTGCGACCATTGAGCGGAGTTTCTCAAAGGCGAATCGCTCGTCCTCGGAGACGGGGTTGTCATACGCGAGGAACGCATCCTCTTCGATATTGAAGAGAGGAAGGAGATTCTGATTCAGCGTCTCTTCATCCATGCGGAGCAGCGGCAAGATCGTCGTCTGCTTCCATGATGCGAAGCCTACGGTCGCGCTCGCGAGATTCGGATCATTCGCCTTGAGCATCGAGACTGGAACGCCGAAGACTGCTGCGATCTCTTCGACGATCTGATCGCGGCCTGCGAGATCCTTAGTAGGGAAAGAGAGAGGCTTCAGGTCGATGTCTGCCGTCGTCGTGAGGAAGCGTCCAGTCCGCTTTGATCCGCGAAGTTTCTCGTCGATCGAGACTTCGAGCCGTTCGAGTTCGTCGTCGTGAGCAGGCGACTTCACGACGAGGAGATAATCGGGACGCGCCTTGTTCGCGAAGAACGCGACATCCATCTCGTGAATTGCCTCGTTCGCCATGATCGCGCCCCAAGCGGCCTCGACCTTGCCGATCCCGTAGTACATATCCGCCGGATTCGGTCGCTTGAAATGGATGACTTCATCCGGCGCATATGTGTTCTCGCGCTTCTGCTCTTCGGTCGCTCCGTAGCGATATTCCCTGATGAAGTCTTCGCCTTGCTGACCGGGGACGACTTCGACGAATTGCGAAGGCATCGTCCAGAGTTGCACCGGAACGCCGAGACGCTGATCGATGACTGGATGAATGTAGGAGTTGCCCGTCAACTCGCCGTACAGAACGCGAAGAACTGTCGCGTCGAATCCGTTCTGATACGGATTGACCTTCGAGAGCAACTGAAGGATCGGATGCGCGTCGTCGACGACCTCGAAGTCGTCGCCGTACTCTGCGGCCTTCGTGAGCGCGTATCGGCTCGGTCGCTGTTCGAGATCTCCGAAAAGATATGCCTTCGTTCGACGCGATGCCTTGCGAGTGTTCCAGAGTTTCGTCGACTGACTCTTATTTCGAACGTACAAGCGAAGAGGCTGACTCGCGACAGCGACGGCATTCAGATTCGCCGCTGCGTAAATCCAAGATCGGTACGCATTCACAGCGGCGCGATATTCAAACGGCGATCTCTTAGCAGGCTCGCCGCGAAGGATCGTCATCGAAGAATTGAAGTACTTCTCCGGAGTGAATGCCGCTTTGATTCGTGCGAGTAGATTCATCAGATGACTTTCACCATGAGAGGCCTTCGCG